TAGCACCTATAACTTCTATTGGGAAATTAGTTGATGCGGCTATACGAGTGCCAAAGTTTTATGAGCAACTAAAGAACTATGGAAAGAATGAGTTTGATGTTATTGAACTTGCAAGATATGGCATTGATGAAAAATTGGCTAAAGATATTCTTACTAAAGGTGCATGGCAAGAAACTGATACTGGTATGCCATTATTAAATATAGGTGGTTGGGATACTTCATCAAAAGCGGCAAGGGAATTGAAGTCAAAAGTAATAACGTATTTTAATACTGCATCAAGAAATACTATTATTCATGCTACAGCTTTTGATAGACCAACAATGATGGACGGATTTGTTTATAAGAAATGGCGACCATATATGAGAGCAATGGGAATAGAGCCTGATCCAAGAGCATCAGTAGGTAAACGAGCAGATGGTACATATGCCTTTCCAGTAGCAAGACTAGAGTCAGGAACAATGGCAATGCCATTTCAATTCTATAACTTTGCATTTGCGGCACACTCAAGAGTACTTGGTGCATTGATAGATCCTGCTAAACAGAATAGATTAGCAGGTGCAATATCACTTATGGCTATGAGTTATGTTACACTATCTTTAAAGAAACCTGATTGGTGGTTTGAGAATAAAGATTATCCTGAATTACTGATGAGGGTTGTGGATCATTCAGGTGTTACTGCATTGTATGGTGATTTATTTTATCATGCTTTAAATGTGGCAGTTGCTAGTGGCATACATGATCCTGATGATTCATGGTTAAAGGGAAGATATAAAGCAGATGGTTGGGATACAGCATTTGGTTTTGCAGGTGCAAGTCCTTCTATGATAAGAGAATGGGTTGTTGGTGCTAATGATTTACTTAATGACAGGACTGAAGAAGGTATGAAAACTTTATCATATAATTTACCAGTATTGCAGTTATTAAGTCTTGATGATGATTTTAGATCTTTAGCTGATGAAAAAGAAAGATATAGATATTAATAGACATTTGTAACAAAAACGAGTAAAGGTAAGATATGACTATAGCTTTGAGTGCAAATACACCACGAATAAGTTACACAGTAAATGAAGGTGTAACTAGAACTTCTCCTTTTCCAACAGACTTTGTATTTTTTGAAACATCAGATATAAATGTTTTTGTTGATGGAGTTGCAAGGACATTTGATGCTTCAACAGCAAGTTCAACAAAGTTTACTGTTAGTGGAGGCAACGGATCTACTGGATCTGTAACAACTCCTGTCACTGGTGCTACTGGTGGCAGTACTGTTGTCATCACTAGAGATGTTGAGCTTAAACGTATTACTGACTTTCCTAGCTCAGGAGCTTTTGAGATATCTAAACTTAATACAGAGTTAGATACTATAATTACAATGATATCTGACTCACAAGATGAAAACTCAAGAGCAGTAAGATTACTAGATAATGATGATTCTGCTACTTTAACATTGCCTCTCAAGGCTGATAGAGCAGGTAAAATATTAGGATTTAATTCATCATCAGGAAATGCTGAAGCTGTTAACCATATTACTACAGCGGCAGTTACAGTATCTACGTTAAGCACTGGTGCATCTGCTACTGCCTCTGTGTCACAATCAGGTAATACAGCAACCTTTGCATTGGGTATACCTACTGGTCCTGCAGGTGCAACTGGTGCTACTGGAGCAACTGGAGCTACTGGTGCAACTGGATCACAAGGAGCAACTGGATCACAAGGACCTACTGGACCTCAAGGTCCTGCAGGAGCAGATGGTGACATGACAAGTTTTACAGTAGCAGGATCATCAGGCTCTAGCCAAACTATAACAAATGGTAACACATTAACTATTGCCGCAGGTGCAGGAATAACAACAACTGCTAGTGCAACTGACACTGTAACTGTTGCTGTTACTGCTGACCCAATAGCTTTTGCGATTGGACTTGGATAAGGAGATATAAATGGCAAACACATTTAAACAAATAAATTTTGCGGCAGAACCAAACTCGGCAGGTACACCATATGTTATGTATACAGTAGCTACATCAACTACAACAATAATTATTGGTTTATTGCTTACAAATATCCATACAACTGCTGTGACTACAGAGGTTGAGCTTGTGTCTACAACAGCAAATAGAGGTGGTGCTAATAATGTGACAAATGGAACTTCATTTCTAGTTAAAGATGTAAGTATTCCAAATGGCTCAACTTTAGAATTGCTAACTGGTGGTAAAGTAGTTATGGAAGCAGGTGATGTACTTAGAATAGATTGTTCAGTAGCAGATAAACTATCAGGTTCTTTATCTGTATTAGAGATTACATAGGTGAAACATGGGATTCATAGGTAAACAACCAACACCAGTACCATTAACATCATCAGATATTACAGACGGAATTGTTACTACTGATAAGATTGCTGATGATGCAGTTACTGGTGCAAAGATTGAAAACACACCATCTATAGCTAATGGTCTTACATTAACTGATGGCAATCTTGTAGTAGCAAGTGGTCATGGTATAGATTTTGGTGCGACTGCAAATTCAAGTGCCGCAAATGCGACTATGGCATCAGAGCTTCTTGAAGATTATGAAGAAGGAACATGGACACCTACATTTGCAAATGGTTGGACTAGTGTTTCTTTTGGTTTTCGACAGGCTTCATATCTTAAAATTGGTAATATGTGTTATTTAACTTGTTCTATACAATTTAATGGTACTACTGCTAATGAACAAATAAAAATAGATGGAGTACCTTTTACACCACAATCAAATGCAAATGGTTATGGTTCTGGAACTGGAGCAATAGGCTATCAAACTATGAGTACAGTAACAAATAGTACTGCTTATTCAGCTTATATAGTGCAAAATTTAGCACGAGTACAATTTTATACTATGGCAGGTGCTACTATTGATTCAAATGGAAATGCAAGTGGTCGATGGCTTGAATTTAGTGCATCATTTCCGACACAATAAAGGAGTTTTAGATGGCAATAAAAAAAGAATTACAAATTAGTAAAATAGAAGTTGTAGGAAGTTGGAATGTTCAAGTAGCCACAGATACAATTATTAAAGAAGATGGAACAGAAATTAGTAGATCAAGACATAGGCATGTTTTAAATCCTGATTCAGATATATCTAAAGAAGCATCAGAGGTACAAGCAGTAGCTAATGCAATTTGGACAGACACAGTAAAAGCTAATTACAAAACTTGGAAAGAATCACAAGGATAAAACATGGCATATATAGGTAAAGAACCACAAGTAGGTAACTATATTAAGCTAGATGCTATTAGTACCTCTAGCACTAATTCATATGATTTGAAAAAAGATACTGTATTATTTACACCTGAGTCAGCATTACACATGCTTGTATCTTTGAATGGTGTCATACAATCACCATTGACCTCGTTCTCTGTGTCAGGCTCTACTATTACATTCTTACCTAGTAGTGGTACTTTGTCCTCTAGTGATACGATAGATTTTATTCTTGTGTTAGGTAACGTACTGGATATTGGTACACCTAGCGATAGCACTGTGACAGATGCAAAGGCAAACTTTGTATCAACATCATCAAGTGCTGGGTTACAGATCAAAGGTGATGGCACTACTGATGGAACATTACAGCTAAATTGTAGAGTAAATTCTCATGGTATTAAATTAAAATCTCCACCACATTCTGCTGGACAATCTTATACATTAACCTTTCCAACTACTGCACCAGTAGCAGATAAAGCATTAATTACAGATGGCTCTGGTAATTTATCTTTTGGAACAGCAGGTTCTTTTGTTAAATTAGCAAGTACAACAATCAGTTCAGCAGTCGCACAAATAGCTTTTGACAGTAGTGTTATAACAAGCACTTACGATACCTATCATGTTATTTGTAGCAATATATCTTCAGTCACTGCTCTTGATGATATTGGAATGAGAGCATCAGTTGATAATGGTTCAAATATGATAAATTCTATAGGTAATATGCATTATTCCTTATTAAATGGTACAGATAGTGGAAGAGATTATAATAGAAACTACCATGTAATATCAGAAGATTCAGAAGAAGATGGAACACAAGAAGCAGGAACAAGTGGTTTTTTTACTATATTTAGAGCAAATTCAACAACACATTATAAACATGTAATTGGTTGGGGTTTAACAGAAAATGGTGGTACTGGTGGTAATTATTATGGTTACAGAGGATATTCAGTTATTCCGACAGCATCAGCTTTAAATTATATAAAAATATTTTCAGTTCAAGGAAATAATTTAGATAGTGGTAAAGCTACACTTTATGGAGTTGTTACATGAAACAATACTTAAATGGGAAATTAGTTGATATATCTTCAGAAGAAGAAACAAAAATAAAAGAACAAGTAAAATTAGATAAAGTTGAAAAATCAAAAAGAGTAAAAGAAAAAAAAGAAAAAAGAGAAAAAAAAGCATCTGCAAAAACAAAACTTAAAGATTTAGGTTTAGATGATGATGAAATTTCTGCATTGATTGGAGAATAAATTATGCCTTTAACAAAAATAAACTTTACTGGTCAAGGTGCAATTTCTTCAGCAAATATGTTTAGTGGTTCTATAATAAAAACTCAAAAAACTGATTATACAAGTACAACTATATTTGCAAGTGCTGGTGATTTAACTATGAGTTCACCATTAGATGGTACTTTAAGTTTTACATCTGTTGGAGCAAATACAACTATATTTGTTGAAGCTCATTTTTCACCAATAGCTGCTGTATCAACATATGTATCACATTTAATTAGACTTCATTATAGCACTAATGGTAGTGGTGGGAGTTATACAAGATTTGCTACTGGTTCACAATCAGCATATAATAATCAAGCTAATTTTGGTGGAACAAATGTATCAGTAAAAGGTTTTATATCTAATTCATCAGCAAATACAACTTATAATTTTAAATGTATAGTTGATGGTTTTCATAATGGACACAATTTTAGACCAAATCAATATATAGATGATGGCTCAACTTATGAAACAAGTCAGCCTAGCAGTTTTATTCTTATTCAGGAGATAGCTGGATAATGGAGCTTGATCTAGTCTGGAACATAATCATTACCCTAATCATCATGCCATTTGCTTGGGCATTTAATAAGATGTTTGCAGAAGTAAAACGATTACAAATACTACTGAATAAGACAAGAGAAGAGTACGCATCTAAAGATGATCTGCGTGATACGTCTAGTCGAGTAATGGAGGCTTTGCATAGGCTAGAAGATAAACTCGACAAAGTATTGAATGTGAGATAGCCGTGTTAGAGGCATTAGCACTCGCAAATGGGGCATACGCCATAATAAAACAAACTATCGAGAATGGTCGTGAAATAAGTTCTGCTGGATCAGCTATCGCTAATTTTGTAGGTGCAGAGGATCAACTTCAACAAGACTTACACAAAAGAAAAAACAGTATATGGACTAACTTTTTAGGTAAGGCCGATAATGACCTAGAAGAGTTTATGGCATTAGAAGAGATCAGACGTAAAAAAGAAATTTTGAGGGAGTTCATGCAGCTACACGGCCGTGCAAATCTTTATACGGACTATATAGCTTTTTGTGCAGAGGCTCGTAAAAAAAGAAAACAAGCAGCAATAGATCGTCAAAAAAGCAGAGAAAAATTTAAAGATATAGTTTTAAAAGTAATTTTAGGAATATTAATTACTGCTTTGTTTAGTGGCGTAGTTACAGTTTTAGCAATTATAGCTAAGAAAAGAGGTTTGATATGACAGCCTTCATGCTTGCTTGTTATTTAAATGGTGTAGTTCAAGGAGCAATCTATTTCAGGAATGTAGCAGACTGCACATTCTATACAAAATATTTAAGCAATCAAACATACGACACAGTTACTGGGGAAGAAGCTACCTACAAATGTATATGTAAATTAGTTCCAAGAATAGATGAAAAGAAAGTGAGGGTGTACTGATGTTACCAATATTAAATGCCGTAGCTGGTTTAGCTGGTACATGGTTAGAGGGTAGGCAAGAAAAATCTAAAATGAAACAAAAGCTGGAGGTTGCCAAAGTAGAGGCACAAGTAAAGCGTGTTGAGCAAGAGGGATCATGGGACGAAAAAGCAGTCGATAACATGGACGGAAGTTGGAAAGATGAAGCCTGGACAATTTTTTTCATTTTAATAATAGGTGCAAGTTTCATAAAACCATTACAGCCAATTATGAAAGATGGCTTTGCTTTTTTAAATGAAGCACCTGATTTTATTAAATACGGAATATTGGCAAGTATAGCAGCAAGCTTTGGTCTTAAATCTATAGCAAAGTTTAAAAAATGATGTGGGTTTATTTATATATTTCAAAAAAATTTATCAGAGTTGGTAACTATTTTTGGCATCTTCATGTTGAAGAAATTAGGAAAAAAAGGAGAGTTAAATGAAATATAGCCGAACTGCAAAAACAATGATGGGCAAAGATCTTACAGATCGCCAAAAAGAAACTATGAAAAAACATTCTAAGCATCATTCTAAAAAGCATATGAACATGATGACTGAAAAAATGCTTAACGGAATGTCATTTGGAAACGCACATAAGTTGGCACAAAAGAAAGTAGGAACATAATGGATAGTAACTTTGATAAATCGTTAATTAAAGTATTAGAGCATGAGGGAGGTTATGTATACCACCCTGAAGATCCAGGGGGCGAAACAAATTTAGGCGTAACAAAAAAGGTTTACGACAATTGGATTGCTGAAAATGATCTAGTTGTAAAAGATATGCAAGATATAACTGTAAATGACGTAATGCCAATTTATAAAAAAAATTACTGGCTTAAAGCTAAATGCGATCAATTACCTATTGGTATTGACTACATAATATTTGATATGAGCGTCAATCACGGCGTAAGTAGAGCAGCTAAATTTCTACAAGGCGTAGTAGGCGCAGAACAAGACGGCGTAATTGGCTCAAAAACACTAGCAATGGTTGATAAAATGGAGCAAGCAGACATTGTTGAGGCGTTATGCCTAGAAAGAGAAGATTTTTACAGAAACTTAAAGACATTTAATACGTTTGGCAATGGTTGGTTAAACAGAAACTCAGGCGTTAAGACTACATCATTGGAGATGATTGCTACATGAGCAACAAAAAGCAGTTAAATGAGTTAGAAACTAGAATATCTGCTGCAAAAAGGCAGAAAATAGCTATTGAATCACGGACAGACTTTCTAAAGTTTACAAAATTTACCATGCCTGATCCTGATGACTTTAATTCTACCGATATATCTTTATTTAAAGACTCAAAACACCACAGAGCACTAGCAAAAGTGCTAGAAAAGGTAGAAAAAGGCCATATTCCTAGATTAATTGTTTGTATGCCTCCCAGACACGGCAAATCAGAGTTAATATCAAGGCGTTTCATACCTTGGATTGTTGGAAAAGACACATATAGAAACGTTATTTTTGCAACATATAATGAAGATTTTGCAAAAGATTTTGGTGCTGATTGTAGATCAATTATGACTTCTGCTCAGTATAAAACAGTATTTCCTAATTTTGGATTAAGATTAGGTGGTGCATCAAAAAGCAGAATACAAACAGCGTCAGGTGGCATGGCAGTTTTTGTTGGTAGAGGTGGGTCAATTACTGGTCGAGGTGGAGATTTTGTTATTTTAGATGATCCTATAAAGGATAGCTTAGAGGCTGGGTCGCCAACATTGCGTGAACAATTATGGACATGGTTTACACAAGTATTAATGACACGATTAATGACAGCATCTGCATCAATAGTCATAGTGCAAACTAGATGGCACGAAGATGATTTGATAGGCAGACTAACAGACCCAACAAACCCACATTACACAGAAGAAGAAGCATCAAAATGGAAGATAATAAACTTACCAGCTATTGCAGAGGACGATGATCCGTTAGGACGTAAGGCTGGAGAATTGTTGTGGCCTGAAAGATTTGACATGGAGTTTATGAATGCGCAAAGAAGATTAGACGCAAGAGGATTTACTTCATTGTACCAGCAAAGGCCAACGCCTGAAGATGGAGATTTGTTTGAAAGAAAAAATATTAGTTTTTATGAAAAAAAAGATTTGCCAAAAGATTTAAGGATTTATGCTGCAAGCGATCATGCCGTTGGAATAGATAAAACAAGAAATGACGCTACTTGTTTACTAATAGTAGGCGTAGATGGCAATGATGACATTTATTTAATAGATGCGTGGTGGGAAAAACAGCCAACAGATAAAGTTGTTACGGCAATGTTAAATTTAATAAAAAAGCACAAACCCCTTATATGGTGGGCAGAAAAAGGGCATATTAGTAAGAGTATAAAACCTTTTTTGAGAAAAAGAATGGCAGAAGAGCGAGTATATTGCAGAATTGACGAAGTTACACCAGTAGCTAATAAGGTTCAAAGAGCACAATCTATTCTTGGTAGAATGGCAATGAAAAAAGTAAAAATGCCTAAGACATCTCCTTGGACGCAAAAAGCAGTAGATGAATTATTAAAGTTCCCTAACTCAAGACACGATGATTTTGTAGATACAATAGCGTGGATTGGTATGGGTTTAGATCGAATTACAACACCTACTGGTTTTGTAAGTAACAAAATTAAAATACCTTTAGAGGGAACAATGGGTTGGGTTAAATGGGATTCAGAACAACAAAAAAAATATAACAGATTACATAATGAAACTGGAGGCTGGTAATGGAAGAAACTATGATGATTGCAGTTGAAAAGGAAGAAAAGCCAGAGCCGACAGAAAGACGTAAAGCTTTAGTGTCAGACTGGCAATCTAAAATTAAATCTGCAAAAGGATTTCACGAAAAAGCATACAAGCAGATGAAAAAAGATATGGACGCTGCATTGCATGGTTTTGATGATACGCAATGGAACGATAAAAACTATGTAGCTAATATTTTACAGCGTCATGTTCAACAAAGAACGGCATCTTTATATGCAAAAAATCCAAAAGCCACGGCAAAAAGACGAGAAAGAATGGATTACGCTGTATGGGATAGCGATGAAAAAACATTGCAAGCTGCATACGAAGCGCAAATGACAGCAGAACAAAATGGCTTAATGCCACCAGCAGAGGCAATGGCAATTATACAAGATTATACAGCTGGTCAAACACATAGAAAAATGTTGGATAATGTAGCAAAAACATTAGAACAATTGTTTGATTATTACATGGCAGAACAACAGCCAGCGTTCAAATCACAAATGAAAGCTTTGGTTAGAAGAGTTGTTACTACTGGCGTTGGTTATGTTAAAGTTGGGTTTCAGCGTGATATGGATAGAATGCCTGAAGTTACAAATAAAATTTATGACTTACAAATGCAGATAGACCATTTGTATAGAATAGCTACTGAAGCAGCTGATGGCACAATTGATAGAGATGATGCGCAAATAGAAACTCTTAAGCTATCATTAGAAACGTTATTAAACGAGCCTATGGTTACAGTAAGAGAGGGTTTGACATTTGATTTTCCAGAAGCTGATTCAATTATTATAGATCCTAAATGCAGACAAATAAGAGGTTTTGTTGGTGCAAATTGGGTATGCCATGAAATGTATGTATCTCCTGAAGATATTAAAGAAATTTACGGCATCGATATAAACAACCAATACAGATCATATGATATGAAAGGTCGCTTAATGGGCGACAGAAGTAGTTATGAACGAGCATCGTATGCAGAAATAGATATAAATGAGAAAGAGGGATTAGTATTACTTTTTGAAATTTATGATATTAAAAGTGGATTACAAATGTGTATTGCTGATGGCTACAATGATTTTCTAAGAGAGCCGTCATCTCCTGATGTAAAGGTTGAACATTTTTGGCCAATATTTCCATTAGTATTTAATGAGGTTGAGCATAAAGATGTACTCTATCCTCCGTCAGATATTAAATTATTAATGCCAATGCAGAATGAGTATAATAGAGCAAGGCAAGGACTAAGGGAGCATAGAAGAGCAAA